GGTGCAGCATCGTCTCCATCTGCCCCCAGTAGCCGCCCATGTCCGGGTAGTTCTGCTGGAGCAGGTTCAGCAGCAGCCCCTGGTCGATCGGCTCGTCGGCGGGCTGATACTGCTGCTGCGCCTGCTGCTGCGCCTGGTCGACGAACTGTCCGGCGCGCAGCGCCTCGTACGGGCTCTCGCGCGACCATTCGCGCACGACCGCGCGCGCCAGGTCGTACTCCCCGGCCTGCATCGCAGAGTGAACGTAGCCGCGCGGGTTCTGCGAGGCGACGGCCTCCTCGACCCACTGGCTCTGCTCCTCGTTCAGGTAGGTCTGTTCGAGGCCCGAGAGCGCCTGCAGCTGCGTGAGCTGCTGCTCCAGCTCCTGCACGCGCGCGAGCGCCGCGCTCTTCTCGCTGCCCTGGCGGCCGAGCACGACCGACAGCTCGACGGCGCCGCGCAGCGCCTTCTCGACGTCGCCGCCGTACTTGGCGAGAAACGACTGGATCGCCGGGTCGTCGTAGGCGGCGGCAACCTCCTCCTCCGGCTCTTCCTCCTCGCCGACGAGGTCTTCCTCCTCCTCGGCCTCCTCCTCCTCCTCCTCCTCCTCGGCCTCTTCCTCTTCGTCTTCCTCGTCGGGCTCGCCGACCGGCTCGTCCTCATGCGCGGGCGAAGGCTCGATCGGCTCCTCGACCTCGTCGTCGTCGATCCCGTCGAAAGCGGCCATGATCTCGTTTGTGATTTCGCTCACGCGACCTCCTGTCGTCTCAGGTACTCATCGAGCCGCGCCTCGGCGCCGCCGGGAACGGCGAGCACGTAGCGCATCCCTTTCACGAAGCCGCGCAGGAACGCCTGCCGCTCCAGGTCGACCGACTGCCCGGCGAAGATTTTCGCGACCAGCTCGCGCTCGAACGCCTCGCGGCGCCGCTCGATCTCGACCTCCAAGACCGGCCAGGAGGGATGCTGGGAGAGCGCGGACAGCTCGCCCTGGCGCACCGTCAGGTTGCGCCGCTCCTGCTCGGTCAGCCTATGTGGGCGTGCCACCGCCACCCTGGTTCGCGGCGCCGCCGTACTGACTCATCATTCTCGCCATCGCCGTCTCCGGGCTCATCGAGGAGACGTTCGAGGGAGAACCGGGCCCGGCGGCGAGCGCCGTGTTCGTGACCCCGTTCGTCTGCCCGTTCGCCGGAGCCTGCGGGGGCGCCTGGGGGCCGCCTGGGGGTGGCGGCCCACCAGCTGTCGCGGCGCCCGCCTGTGGAGGCAGGAAGTAGCGCTCCTTGTCGAGCACGTCGTAGGCGTCGAGGGTCTTCTCCATGAACGCCTTCAGGTTCAGCGGGGCGCCCGACTGCGCCATCACCGGGGCAAGCTGACCGGCGATCTGCATCAGGCTCTGCGCCTCCGCGCGCCGCTCCTGCCGCATCAGGCTGTCGGAGGTGACGTCGATCATCACGTCGAAGTCGCCCTGGATGTCGAGCGGCGAGATCGACTTGTAGGCCTGCGCGCCCTGCGGCCCGAGCACGCCGATCACGCGGTCGTCACGGAGGAACTGCTGGTAGAGGAGCAGGAAGTGCTTGCCGAGCGTCGCGTATGACCAGAGGTAATGCTGTTTGCGCGCCTGGATGATCCGCTGCGCGATCGTGGTGATGATCGAGACGCCGGTCGCAGTCTGCTGGTCGATCGTCTGCGAGTCGGCGCCCGAGCTGTAGGGCAGGCCGCCCATGATGTTCTGCAGGTCGCCCTTCAGCAGCTGCTCGGCCTGCAGGGTGATGTTCGCGACGGTCGGGTCGATCTTCAGCGTGTCGACCTGGCCGGGATCCTCGACGAACCACTGCGCGTTCGGCGCCCACTCGAACGCCTCCGGGTCATCGACGTCGGAGCGGATCAGCGTGATCAGGTTCGCGAGCATCCTGACGACATCGAGGCGCTGGTTCTGCAGCGTCCAGAGCATCTCCTGCAGCTGGCCCAACGCCTCGACCACCGACAAGCCGGGGATCTGGAAAGCGTCCGGCATCGAGCTGCAGACGACGAATGGGAGCCTGCCGTTCCAGAACGGGTTCGAGCGGTCTTTCAGCAGGGTGGTGCGGTTCGCGACCGTGATCACCCGCTCCGGCGTCCAGTACTCCAGCACCTCGATCAGGCTGTGCGTGCGGTCGACGTTGCGCAGCCGCATCTCGCGCGCGGTGATCGCGGCCTGCGTCGCCGAACTCGACGATTCCTTCACCTTGTCGACGTTCGAGTACAGCCCCTGCTTCTGCTTGCGCCGCAGCGACGCCATCGTCTCCCAGGTGCGGTGGATCAGGTACTCGGCCTTCTCGACCGTCGGCGCCTGCGAGGGCCAGAAGAAGTCGCGCACGTCGACCACCTCGGAGCGGGCATCGTCGATCACCAGCGTGTCCTCGATCGTCTCCTCGCGGTGCGAGACGAGCGTGTCCAGCTCGTTGCCGTACTGGTCGAGGATCTGGATCTGCTCCGGTATCAGCCGCGTAACATCGCGGTGCTCGGTCTGCCAGTAGTCCTTCAGCACCGAGATCCCGGCGATCATGTCTTGCTGCATGAACGCCCGCTGCCGTTCGGCGAAGTGGTCGCGATCCAGGGCGTAGCGGAGGGTGTCGCCGATCGCGTCGACCGCGTGCATGCGGCTGATCACGTCGTCCAAGGCCTCGTCGGGCTTCGGGCGCGGCTGCACGTTGAAGCGCGGGTTCGGTTCCAGCATCGTCGCCAGCATCCCCTCGCAGGTTTGGAGCACGTAGGGGGTCGTGACGTCCGAGTGCCAGTCCTCCTCGTTCGCGGTCGTCGAGGCGCCCTCGGCGAGCCCGCGGTAGGCGTTGTAGCGGCGCTCGACCTTGTCGACGAAGCTGTCGTGGTAGCGACGCTCGCAGTCCTCGACCGCCTTGACGACGAGCTGGACGGCGTTCGACTGTTTCGAGTCGTCGTAGAGGTCGGTCTCGGCCACCTAGTAGCCGCCCCCGGGCGGGCCTGGCGGCGGGCCCGCCGCCGCTGCGGCCTGACCAACGGGGCCCGCGGTGCCCCCCGGGCCCTGCCCGAGCGCCCGCTGCAGGCTCGACAGGTCGCCGGACTTCGACGAGTCCTGGTTCGCGGCCTGCAGCTTCAACACGTTCTGCAGGCACTGCGCCCCGATCGCACGGTCGCCGTGGTCGGGATCCATCTTGATGAAGGCGTGCAATGCGTGCTCGGCAACCTGCAGCGCCTCCAGCGAGGAGCCGTAGGTCTCCTCGCCCTGAGCGGTGTCGTCGGGCGCTGCGCCCTGGCCGGGCGGTGGAGCGCCGAGGTCGGGCGGTGGGGCGCCCCCGCCCCCCGCGAGATCGGGCGGCGCCCCGCCACCACCAGCGCCTCCGAGCGCGGAAGCGAAGTCCATCATGGACATCTAGTTCCTCACTTTCTGTCGCGCACGCCAGCGACGATTTGCCTCGTTCAGGCACGTTCGACAGACTCGCTGACGAGCGTTCCTCCCCGAGTACCGGTGCCCGTAAGGACAGGTCTTCCGCTCGATCGCGTGAAGTCGAACATGCTCGTCGGCCCCGACCACCTGCAAGTGATCCGGCCGAACGCAGAGCGCGGTGTGGCAGAGATGGTGACGATGCTCGCCTGGCCCGACGTGTCCGAGCAGGAACGACAACGCCTGCACCGTCGCCTCGCCGTCCCAGAAGAGCGGGTAGCCGTAGCTGTTGGCTGAACCCGTCCAGATCCAGCAGCCCTCGGTGATCTCGACTTTGCTCCAGAACCTCTCCTGCGCAGTCATGCGACCCTCCGTCGTTCCCAGGGGTACTTGTGAGTCAGGTTCTTCCTCACCGTCTTGTGAGCGCGCTTGGGGTGAGTCCCGAAAATCCGGTACATCTCAAGGGCGATCCCGAACGCCATCACGCGGTCGTCGTTCGAGCCCTCCTGGGCTCTCGGCGAGGGCAGTGTCTTCTGGCGCACGAACGTGCGGCACTCCATGATCAGGCTGCGCGGCATCGCCGGGATCGTCTTCTCGCGGATCGCCTGCTCGATCTGGTTGATCACCTGCGGCCTCGTCTTCGAGTTCATCGGGAAGCCGTAGTTCGCGAGCTGGTGCATGTCCGATCTGTCCGCGATCTGGTGCCGGTACAGCTTCGGGTAGTGCGGTCGGCCTTTGCGGCCGTCGCGAAGACTGATGATCACCGGCTCGCCAAAGCCACCGCCCATCTCGACCGCGATCCTCGCGCTGCCATACCAGCGGCCCAGGTAGTGCAGCTGCTCCGCGTACTCGTCCGCGTCGAGCTTGCCCTGGATCTCCGCGACGACCGCCATCGAGGTCAGGTCGATCACGTAGGCGCAGGAGTAGTCGAAGCCTCTACCCGTGGCGACGTCGGCGCCGATCGCGTAGGAATGCGTCTCGTCCGGCTTCGCGTACAGGCGGATCGGGCCCTTGCCCTCGTAGTGGATCTTCGCCTTCGCGCCCGTCTTGTCGACGATGAAGCGGAGCCGAGTGTCCTCGTCGAGCTTGTGGTTGTCCGAATACCAGGCGAGGATCTCGGTGTCGAACCAGCACTCCCCGGTATTGATGAACGCATCGTCCGGCGTCCTCGGGAACTGCTCGGCGCGGTCGGCGGGTGGTAGGGCGCGCGCGTTCCGCTCGTACCAGCCTTCGTCGCGCTGCGGATGCAAATCCCAGGGCAGGAATTGCGTCTCGATCCCGTACGCCTCGGCATTCACCCACAAATGGTGGAAGAAATTGCCCTCGCCCGATTGCTCGTTCGAGACGCCGTTGGCGGTTGAGATGACGACGATCTGGCCGCCGTTGTCGGCGGTCGGGAAGGTCGCCTTCCAGGACTCGCGCGCGTACTCATGGCGCGCGTACTCGTCGAGGAGAACGATCGTCGCGGTCTCGCCGTGACCGGCCCGTCGTGTCGAGGGGAGGCCGACCACGGACGAGATCCGCCCGTCGGGGAACGTCAGCTCGATCAATGTGGAGGGTCGAGCGTCCCGTGACGGCTTCGTCACCTTCGCCTCGAACTGCAAGTGATCCGGTAGCGAGACGAACATGTCGAAGATCCGGTTGACAACCTTGATCGCCTCGTCCTCGTTGATCGAGACGATCAGCGCCCTGGTGCCGGGCATCGTCAGCAGCTTCCACAAGGCGTAGCCCGCGGCGAGCCAGGTGATCCCGATCTGCCGTGCCTTCAGGACGAGGCTCAGCGGATGCTTGATCCAGTTGTCGAGCACCTCGCGCTGCCAGTACCAGGAGGCATCAGGGTCGGTGAGCGTGAACGCGAACCGCTCCCCCGTCTTCGGGTCGATGCACTGGACGTGGTCGAGCAACCCGCCGGGGTGCTGGAGCGCCAGGGCGCGCTCGCTCAGGCGCCGCGCGTAGGCCTTCTTGAACAACGCCAGCCCCTTCGGGTCGGGCGCAGTGAGCGTGTCCGCCACGTTGCCTCCTCCGGCGACTTTGTAAAATCTTTGCGCGGCTTGGTTGAGCCAAACACGAAAACCGTGTGCAGGGATTTTGTCTGGTTACTCGTTGCCCTTGTGGAGAACGGCTCGAGAAACCAGGTAAAATGTGTGCAGCACAAACCGGTCAACCAAAGGAGAAACCATGAGTGAGATCCGCACGTCGCCCGTTCGCTTCGCCAAGGGCCCGCTCGGACTCGTCACCGCTGATGAGCCGTATCACTTCGTCGAGCAGACGGTCAATGAAGGTGACGTCGGCGAACTAATCGTCCAAGGCGAGCTGCCGTTCACGATCCCCGACGGCTGGGTACTCGTCCGGGTCGGTGACCTCTACGCACCCGTCCATCCGTCTCAGATTGAGACGACGGTCACTCGATGATCGGCCTGCCGGTGACGGCGAAGCAGCCCCACCAGGCCGAGACGTTCTCGTAGCCCCACTGCGCGACACGCATCTGGTCGAGGCGACTGGTGGCCGACGCCTCGGTGCGAACACCGACGTGCCGTCCCCACGACCACCAGTTGCCCGACCAGATCCCTAGCCCGCCAACGTACGTTTGCCCGCCCTGCCACCACGCCCCGTGCTCCTCGCAGTCGGCGACACGATCCCAGAAGGCAACTTGGCGTGGCGTCAGCCCACCACCCCCTCGCGCCGTGACGATCAGCGCCGAAGCGATGACAGCTGCGAGCAGGGTGGCGGCGAGCAAGCGCAACAGATGACCTCCTGGGTTGCTGACGCGGACGGCCGTAAGAGACGGGCGTCGCGCAGCTGACTAGGAGATAAGGCCCGTCTCGCTCGGCGTGGTGAGATACTTCAGGGAATGACTGGGCTAGCGGAATCGAACTGGTGTTACCGGTGCTAAGGCTGAGGATCATCTGGGAGCGGCACGGCTGCCAGGTGTACGTCGGCCCCTGGTCGGCGCGGTTCTCGCTCGATCGCCACGGTTACTTCGCGAACGGTTCCCACTGGTTCACGGGCTGGCACCGATGGCGGGAGGACGCCGATGTGTAGCCCTCGGCTAGCGGATTCGAACTGGTGTGAACGGCGCCCAGGCGCTACTTCTTCTTCCCCTTGACCTTCTTCAGGTTCGGGTTCGCCTTCTTCGCAGCCGGGGAGGCTTTGCGGGTGCTGGCCGCGAGGATCGCCGCGGCGCGGGCCCGGCTGATCCCCTGCCGCTTCGCGATCTGACCCTGCACCGCCTTGAAACCCGGGTGCTTCTTCTTCGCGGCCATCAGACGGGCGTCACGATCTCGGGCGGCAGGTAACGACCGATGAAGGCGACGACCGTGTCCGTGTCGTCGTAGACCGCGAACGCGCGCGTGGTCGAGGCCGCGTAGTTCTGGGCGACGACGTAGGCGGCGCAGGCAATCGCGACCGCGGAGGCGTTGTCGTAGCTGCCACCGGCCAGGACGCCCTTCTCCTCGGTCTCCGGGTCGTAGTCGTGGACGTTGAACGGGTGGGTCGCCATCAGCTGATCCAGTTGAAGCCGAAGAGCAGGAAGCAGACGAACGCAACCGCGATCACGAACAGGAAGATCTCCTGCTTGGTGATGACCATTACTTCTTCCTCAAGGGCTTCGCCCAGCTCTCCGCAGGCGCGCCATGGTCGAGCGACGGCAGCTTGTGCATCTTCGGGATCATCGGCGTCTTCGGGCCGTAGTCGACGATCAGCTTGTGCCCCTTCAGCGGGCCGCTGGTCGGTGTCCTCGGTGGCATCGCTATCCCTTCTTCTTGCGGGTCGTCTTCTTCTTCGGGGCAGGCGCCACCTTGTCGAAGTGGTGCGCCTTCGCCCACGCCTCGCCCTTGACGGCGTAGGCCCACTTCTGCTGGCGGCGTGACTTGGCGGGCATCGTCTCCTCCTAGCTGGCGCGGGCGGGTAGCAGCGACATGATCCGGTAGGTGGCGCTCGTCCCGGCGGCGTTGGAGAAATACGAGTGCTGGAGCAGCACCCCCGACGTCAGGCCGGTAAGCAACTGATCGGAAAACGCGATCGAGTGTTGCCCGCCGATACCGCAGATCGACGGAGCGTA